CGGGCCGGGGTAGCCGGCCAGCTCGCGCAGCTCGTCCTCGGTCACCGGTTCTTGGTGTAATACGGGGTGCCGCGCCGTGGCCGCAGCGCCGCGAGCTTCGCCTTATCGGCGTCGGTGTAGGAGGCGGCCGACAGCCCCATCAGCTGAGCCGCCGTCGTGCCCCGGGCGTTCGCCACCGAGGCCCAGCTGTTGAGCCCGGTGAATTCCTTGCGGAACGGACCGGGGTCAGCAGGCGGCGGGGCAGCGCCTGACACGGTGGCCAGCCAGGTGCCCGAGAACACGTTCGTGTCATAGAACTGGCCGGACGCGAACTGGACGCCCATCACCGGGTACGGCCCTGACGCAGCCACCACCAGGGCAACCGCCGAGGCGTCCGACAGGTTCCAGTTCGCTACCCACAGGCCAGGCCCCGACGTGACCCCGCCAGCGATCAGCGCGTTCACCAGCGGCGTCACATTGCTCGCGCTGGTGTAGATAGCCGGGTGACGCTGCCCCGGCCGGGTGGCCGCGTTGAAGCTGGCCAGCGCCCGGCGGTACCAGCCGGCCGACTCGCCGTTGGTGGCCGCGCCGCGTTCCACGTCGAGCACGTCGGCGGTCGCGTCCACGGCACCCGCGTCCTGGTCGATCCGCACCGCACCTGGGTGGGCGTGCCAGTCGGCCGCAGTCCACTTGATGTCCGGCGAGCCGGTCGTATAGCCGGCCGCCATCCCTGGCGGCAGGTGTGACACGTTGGCATGGATGGCGTCGTGAACGACAGTGACGGACATCGCGGCCTCCCAGGATTAGCTGGGGGCAGCGTAGCAGGCAGGCCCGGTCAGCCGAAGCCTTCCACGGGAGCATATTTGATGATCGCGGTCGAGGCCTTCCAGTTGGCCTTGATCGAGATCGCTTCGGAAATTCCACCCGAAATCTGAAAATCGGGCAAAATGTTCCCAAACCAGTACATGTTCGGGTCCGCGACAGTGTTCGGGTACAGATAGAACGACCTGGCGATACCGTCACGGGCGGCGGTGTAGATCTGCCGGCTCGCGTCATCGAAGAACCCGGTGAAGTCACCGGATGCGTCAGGCAGCCCGGACACGTAGATCTTGTTGGCGTCACCGAACGCCGTGACCTCGGGCTGGTCCACGGTGAAGTTGATGTTCCAGTTGGTCAGGAACGCGATCGGGCTGGCCGTTCCGCCCGAGGGGATCGCCATGTAGACGAAGCCGCTCTTTCCATGAAGCCTGGCCACAGTGTTCCCCTGTATCCGTGGGGTTCTATGGCGGGCTCCAGCCGGATACCGGGATTCCCCTCGGCTGCGGCCTGACGGGGATGGCCTACTCCGTCGCCCCTATCTTAGCGGGAAGAATCGGGAAGTCACTCCCCGTTGAGCATCCATCTGTCGATAAGGCAGCGGGCGTAGACCACCCGGCCCTTGGCCTTGAAGGAGACCGGCCCTTCGCCGAGACTGCGCCAGTTAGCCAGGGTCTTGGGCTGGGCGCGGACATGCTCAGCCGCCTCGGCCTCGGTGAGCCATTCCACCCGGTGCAGGTCACTGCCACAGGCGTCGCACCACATTACCGGCTGGTAACCCTCTGCCCACGCCTGATCCATGTCGCCTCACAGCTCGTCCAGCGCACCAAGTAGCTTCTGGACATTGGCGGCGAAGGTACGGGGGCGGATAGCTGCCCGCGCCTGGATAGCCGCGATCCCCCGCGCCGCGTCATGGTCCAGCCACCAGCGCAGCTGCTCGGCCGCGTCCTCCGGGCTGGCGTAGGTGGGCAGCATGGGGAACAGCTCGTCCGACTCGGGCCGGGACTCGCGCAGGAAAAACAGCCCGCACGCGGCCATCTCGATCTCGCGGGGACTGGCCGACCAGCCTTCGGTGGTGTCGTCGTCGTTTTCGCGCCGGAACATGTTGAGCCCCACCTTGGCGGACTTGTAGATCCGGGTGGTGAGCGCGTTATCCACGCATTCTTTCCGCTCATGCGACAGCAGCTTCATCAGCGGGTCGGTTTCTTTCACCGTCGCCCAGTTGCCGCCGAACGTGGTGTCGAGCCCCTCGAACGCCCCGAGCGCCAGCATCTTGCCGAAGAACTCCTGCCGGGAGGCGAACATGGTGCCGATGAAGACGAAGTCGGTCATGAACTGGTCCTCGCCCGGACCTGGGTAGTGCAGCCCAGGCCGGTAAGCATGCGGCATGTAGAGGGCGGGAATGCCCTCCTCGTCATACATGCCGATCAGCAGTGGGTCGTTCAGCAGCACCAGGTCAGCGTGGCGGGCACGCTCCAGCTGCCGCTTCTCCTCATACGGCGACTCGGTGAACAGGAGCACCACCTTGATACCGCGTGAGCGGAGCACGTCCATGAACTCAGTGGGGATGAAGAACGCCGAGACGATGATCACCACGTCGGGCCACCACTGGAAACAGGTGGCGTAGATCCCGTTCGCCGACACCCCGATAACCATCGCCTTGTCGTGGAATGCTTTCTTGAACTGGGGGTTGCCCTGATCGTCGTGCTTGCCGGTGTAGAGGTAGGCCGAATCGTGGAATGCGATCCGGTCCTCAAGGTTGTAGTCCCGGCAGGCGATCCCAGCCTCGATGAAGGCTTCCTGCCAGCCGGCGAAAACATCGTGGACGGAAAACTGCGGCCCGGGGTGCACTATAAGCACCCGCTTGGGGATCTTCACGATTCTCCTCTGGCTGCGTCCTTGCCGCTGGGTACCCCCATGACGGCGAAATCCCATTCTCTGGTCACGATCACGATAGGCAGGTCGGGCAGCTTGAGCGTAGCCCGCAGCCGGTCCACAATCGCCCGGGCCTCTTCCTGGCTGACCTCATCCCGGTTCACGTAGGCGATCAGCCGGTCACCCGGCTTAACCTGCCACCGCTGGATCTCGGTGATCTCGGGCAGCGTCATGTGGCCAGCACTGTGACGAGTCCCTGGGCACCGAGGTACTGCTGGCCGGCCCATTCCATCAGCCCGTATCCCCTCATCGAATCCAGGTTCACCGATTCTGCCGCACCGCCGAGCCGGGGGTTAGCCAGGATCACCGCCGCGATCGAAAACTGGCCGGTGGTGGCCATGTAGGAGTTGAGCTGATTCACCGAGGAGGAGTCCTGGACGTACTGGGCGAGGATCACGATCCGCAGCAGGTAGCTGATCCCGCCGCCCATCGTGTCGAACCGCAGCGACTGGGACGGCTGTGGCATAACGATCGCCATCGGCGGGTTCACCTGGGACGTGAACCCGGAGCTGACCCGCAGGCCCGGGATCGTATCGAGCACGGTGGCGAGCGCGTTGCAGACGCTGGTCAGGTCAGCCATCAGATCCCGACCTTGCGCATCGGGCTAGCGTAGTCGCAGAGCAGGCTCGCCACATAAGGGTTGCCGCCCCGTGGCAGCCGCACCATGCCGAACTCCGACGTGCCGGCCAGGCCGAACGGTGAGTCCTTCAGCTTGAACAGCTCGCTGGCGACCTGGAGGGTGGCCTGCTTCACCCGGTATGGCACCGTGGGCCAGCCCCACACGCCAATGATCTGGATGCGGTCGAGCCGGCTGAACGGCCAGGTGTAGGGGAAGAACTTCCCGCCGCCGGCCGCGTTGATCGCCCGGATCTGGGTGTAGGGACGGGCCTCGCCAGTGACGTTCTGGTTGAACTCCCACATCCCGAACGCCAGCTCGAAGTCGGTGCCCAGCACCCATGACTGCTCGAACACACCGTCGCCGTCCTGGTCGGTGGCCATCGACGTGACCGAAACGAGATCATCGACGGGCAGGCTCCAGATGTCATACGGCATGTAGGTGCGGGTCTCGGCCACCTGGTAGAAGAACCGGCCGCAGTAGCTCTCAACCGACCTCGCCGCCGCCTGCACGGCCAGCTCCAGCTCGAAGTCGCTGACCGTGTCGGTGATGTTCAGCCGGGACTTCAGCTCCTCCACGCTGGTGTAGAACTGGTGGATCGTGCCTGCCGGGTTGACCGTCCAGGTGCCTGCGTCCAGCTCTGACGCGGTGCCGGTGCCGGTCCACTGGAATGACCACATGCCGACGATCGTGGAGCCGATGAGCAGCTGGTAGACGCCAGTGGACAGCTTGGTGATGTCGGCAGGCGAGGGGCCTGCGCCAACCGTGTGCGTGGTGGCCGCGCCAGTCGGGTCGGTGATGACACACGTGACGGCGGTGGGATCAGCGTTGACGTTATTGACCTGGAAGGTCATCCCCAGGGTGGCGATGTCGTTGCCAGCCTGGTTCTGGAAGAACACGGTCGCGCCCATGCGGCAGCCACCCTCGGGTCAGCGCGGCCTACCTGTGGCCAGTTTAGTCCGGCCACTCACCTGCATAAATATCGTGCTGCCGGTCGTATTCGGTGAGCCGGTAGACCGCGTTCCGGTCGTGGGCGCGGATGGTGACGACGCTGCCGACGCCAACCGGGCCAGTGGACACTTCGAGGCAGGACATCGTCTCGCCCCGGCGTGCCATGCGGAGCAGTTCGCCACCGAACAGGGCGCGGGGCTCGGCGTGGACGATCTCCAGCCAGTATTCGCCGCCTGCGTCCCAGTGGCTGTGCAGGGTCAGCCCGTCTTGCTCGCGCCACAATTCAGCCATGGAGATTTATCCTACCGAGCCGCCAGGCCCATCCCTGGGGTCGGCGACGGTAGCGATGCCGCTGCGCGGATCGGTGGCCGACGTGATGCCAGTGGCAGCCTCAGCCACCGAGGGGATGCCGCTGCGCGGGTCCGCTACTGACGTGATGCCGCTGCGCGGGTCGCTGACAGTTGCGGTTCCCGTAGCAACAGAGATCAGTGGTGGCGGGGTAGCGAACGCCGGCAGGAGCGTGGAGTCCGTGCGCCCGGACCGGTATGGGCCTGGCAGGCGGGCACGCACCGGCCCCTGGAGCGGCCTGACCTTGGGGCCAGTCTGGGCGTAGGGGCCGCGCTGCGAGCCCGTCCGTCCCCGGGTGGGTGGCGGTGGCTGCTGACGGCCGACACCGGCAGGCGCATGCCAGACCCTGGCGGGTGGCCCCGCTTGAGCGAAGGTGCCGGCCCGGCGAACGACCCGGCCACCAGTCAGCGGCTGGCGCTTCGCCTGAACCGGATGGCCCAGCGGGTAGATGGGCGGACCTTGGCCAGTGGCGACGAACGTGAAGGTGCCAGCCCTGCCCTGCGCCCGGCCACGCGGCGGAAGTGGCTGACGGGCCTGGACAGGTCCATCCCACTGCCTGACCGCTGGCCCCTGCTGATCGAAGGTGCCGTCGCGGCTGGCGTTCTGGCCACCCCGGATGGGCAGACGCTTCGCCTGGACCGGATGACCCAGGGGATAGACAGGTGGCCCCTGGCCGGTAGCGACAAATGTGAACGTCCCGGACCGGTTGCTGGTACGGCCACGGGCTGGCAGCGGCTGGCGGGCCTGGACCGGCCCGTCCCACTGCCGTACCGGCGGCCCGGCCTGATCAAAGACGCCGTCGCGGGTGGTGACCGAGCCGCCACGGGTAGGCCAGCGCTTCGCCTGAACCGGATGGCCCAGCGGGTAGACCGGCGGCCCGGCCCCGGTGACGACGGTGACGAAGGTGCCAGCCCTGGTAACGATCCGGCCACGGACGGGCTGCGGCAGCTGCTGACGGCCCACCCCCACAGGCGCATGCCACTGCCGGACCGGCGGGCCAGTCTGAGCGAAGACGCCGTCGCGGCTGGCGACCCTGCCACCACGGACCGGGGCGGGGATAGGTGCGCGGACCGGGCTGTCCCACTGCCTGACCGGTGGACCGCTCTGGCCGTAGAAGCCGGTGCGTGTGGCGACGTGACCGCCGCGCCCAAGCGGTGGCCGGGCCTGAACCGGCCCAGTCCATATGCGGACCGGTGGCCCAGCCTGACCGTAGACACCACGCTGGCCAGTGACCCGGCCACGCGGTGGCGGCACCCGGGGCTGGACGGACGCAACCGGGCCGTCCCACATCCGTACCGGAGGCCCAGCCTGGGCGAAGACACCCCTGCGGTTGCTAGTACGCCCGCCTTGCAGTGGCGGGTACTGCTTCGCCTGGATGGGGTGACCGAGCGGGTAAACCGGCGGCCCAGATACGGCAGCGGTGATGACAGAAACCGGCGGCTGCTGCTGCTGGTGGTGGAACCTGCGCAGCCACGTCTTACCGGGCCGTGCCGTCCCGGGGCCAGGCGGCGAAGCCACCGGACCGAGATAGCCGGCGTCGGACGCGCCAGCGTCGTCTATCCAGTACGGCCCGGCGTTCGCGATCGACGTGCCCGTGATGCCGAACGCTGCCCGGGTGATCGCGGCGTTCGTGTTCAGGTTCGCCGCAGAGGTCTGCGTCTCATCGGCCGTGGCGCTGTCCAGCGCGGTGGTGAACAGCTTGAACTCGATCTGCCCCACGGCGGCGTCGCCGGTGATGAACCCTTCGATCCGGAACCACTGATTAAGCGGGATCGAGGCGGTGGACGTCAGGACCGCTGTCCCGGCGGCGTTCTGCGCGACGACTTTCCCGGCCGTGCTGATGTTGATGCTGCCGCAGACAGCGGCGGCCAGCGCGGCGAAAACACGGTGCTGAGCGGCGGGGTTAGCCGTGAAATACAGGTATTCGCGGAACCACACCGTGGGGATTGTGGAACCGGTGAGCGACGTCGTCCACGAGCAGCTCGAACCACCGGCGGTGCCACCGGTCGCGACCTTAACACCCAGGTTGCCGTGCGCGGCGTGGGTGGAGTCGGAGGCGAGCGTCCCGCCGGCGACGATCGTGATGGTGTCGAAGAAGCTGCCGGATACGCCGCCGGTGTTGCCACCCGCCCCAGCGGTCAGCGTGGTGCCGCTGGGGGTGATGCCCTCGAAATTGTTGACCAGGGTCGTCATCTAAGCGCCCCCCGGGTACCGCGCAGGCTGGGCACAGCAGCCTCCTATTGGGCCGTCAGCCCAGCGCGGGATTTACGGGCCGGCGAGCGACACCAGCACGCCAGCGTTGACCACCGACGTAGACGAAGCGCCGTTCTCGTTCCCGGTCGCGCCCGCCGTCGCCAGTTCCTGGTCTGCCAGGATCGTGCCCTCGTTACGGCCTATCGTATTGCTGGTGTTGTTCTGGGCCGATTCTGTGGTGAACCCGGACGGGACGGTTATCACGCCGGGAGTGGCCCCGGATGGCCCAGTGGTCGCGCCGAACCACACCAGCTCATCGTTGGCTATCGTGGTGGTCACGCCGGGAACCGTGATGGTGGTGCTCGCGTTGTTGATCTGACCGGAACTGGGTGGCACCGGATCAAGCGGGGTCACCGAGCTGACTCCTGCGTAGTCGGCGGCTATCAGCGACTCGTTGAACCCGGGCGCGAAGCCGATACTCACACTCGACCCCTCGGTACCGTCCGCTACCCGGGTGAACATCTTGATCCCGATTGTGTTCGTGACCTTGGTGTAACCCGTCCAGCCCGTGAGGGTGGGATTGGTGCTGGTGCCGTTCCATGTCATCCAGATGACGAGCATGTCGCCCACCTGGATGCCACTTGGCAGATTGACGGTGATAGTGGACCCGGTATTTCCGGTGCCGCTGTTCTGCAAGGTCTCACCGCGAAGCACTGGCACGTTCACTGTTGACAGCGCCGCTGGATTGGTTACCAGCGATTCATCTATCTTGTCAGTGCCGGGGAAGCCGGGGCAGTTGTCGGTGCCGCTGCCGTAACCGCACCACTGGGTGGCGATCTCGTTGGACGGGCCGTTGTAGGTGTGCTTTGTCCCGGTCTGGTCGGCCACCCAGAAGTAGTAGCTGAAGCCGGCCAGGTCGGCCTGCACGGTGGCGATGTTGTTGTGATTGGTGTAGACGGTGCCTGGGCCGAGGCCGAGGGCCTGATGCTGCTGCACCCAGTTCACCAGCGCCGACTGGGTGAACACGCACTTGGTCTCGAAGTCGACGACCTCGGCAGTGTAGTTGGTGCCGGTACAGGAAATGTGGACGTGCTGTGCATTCGGGAACATGGCATAGTCGGCCGGCGTCCAAGCGTCCGCGCCCGCCACCATCTGTGCATTGGATGGGATCTGGGACACCGTTGCGTGGCCGGTGTCATACAGGGTCGTGCCGATATCAGCCTGCGCAGCGGGCAGACAGAAGGTCAGCAGTACCAGCAGCGGGGTCGTCAGCACGAGGATCTTCCGTATAACCATGACTACCCCCTTACGGGTCAGAGTAGGCCGAAGACGTAAAAGTTTGTAAGGGTGGTCGTCGGCGCGTTCGTGGTCGCGTCCCACGTGTTGAA